GTGAAGTTTACATCAGCATGATGACTGGTGAAGCTAGAGATGCTTGGGAACAGGGATTAGTAGGCGGTAAAGGTGCGAATCTAGACAATATAAGAGCTAGGTTAGTTTCCTTTACTGCTGTGGATGAGCAAGGTAAGAGGATCTTTAATAATGAAGATGCTGTTGAGCTTGGCAAGAAATCCGCAACTGCTCTTGAGAGATGTGTAAAGATGGCGCAGAAGTTAAATAGATTAACTGAGGAAGAATTAGATAATCTAGTAAAAAACTAAAAGCCCATCCCCAAAGACAGTTCTACTTTAGTTTAGCTCTGAAATTGGGAATGCCAGTTGGGGAGATGTTAAGAAGGATGGATAGTGCAGAGATAACTGAATGGATGGCATACTTTAAGTTAGAAACACTACCAAAACAGAAAGCATCAGATGTAATAAAAGCGCAGTTTGCACACAGGGTTAAGAGGAAAGAAAAATAATGGCATCATTAGGTCAGCTTGTAGTTTCTCTTACTGCGGAAACAGCGCAATTTAAAGAAGCACTTTCTAAAGCAGCCTATGAAACTGATAGGGCTATGAAGAAGATTGAATCTTCTACTAGCTTTGTTTCTACTGCTTTTAAAACACTTTTGACTGCTGGAGTTGTAGCCCAAGTTACTAGCGGAGTTAATTCAATCATTGAATCTATGGCTCGCCTAGATGATATGGCTGAAGCTACAGGCTCATCTGTAGAGAATCTATCAGCATTAGCAAATCAAGCAAAGATAAGCGGTTTAGAGATCGGCTCTTTAGAGGGCGCTTTAGTTAAATTTAATAAATCTCTTTTCTCTGTAACTGAAGAATCTAGCAAGGTTGAGAAAGCCTTAAATGCTGTTGGCTTATCTGCTGCACAACTTCGCACAATGGATACAGCAGAAGCTACTTTGCTTATTGCCAAAGCATTAGATGGATATGCTGATAGCGCAAATAAAGCTGCAATTATTCAAACTATATTTGGTAGATCAGCTAGAGAAGTAGCACCATTTTTAAAAGATCTTGCTGAAACTGGAACTCTTAATGCTACTGTTAGCAAAGAGCAAGCAGCACAGGCTGAATTGTTGCAAAAATCTATTAGAAGGCTTGGGTTAGAGTTTGATTTATTTACCAAAAATATAATTGGTAGCGCTATACCAGCACTTCTTGATTTCTTTAAAACACTAAATGCCATTACTCAGCCTTATGCAATTCTAGGCAATAACTTAGAAGAATTAGAAATAGCATTAGGAAAAATAAATTCAACTATTGAAAAGAATACTAATTTAGGTAAAGAAAATTCTAAAAGTAATTTAGAGCTACAAAAGGGTTTGCAAACTCGCATAGCTTATTTAAAAGATCAAAAACGCATAGAGCAAGAAATTGCTGATTCTGCAAGCAAGCCTAAAAAGATTGCTGCATTTGATCCTAAAGATTACACCAAAGGATTAGCATCAATAGAAGAAACAAATATGAAGTTTCTGATCTCAACTAGAGATCTAACTTCTAGAATTGATATGGAGATGCAAAATGTATTTTCTACAGAAACAGAGAAGAAGTTACAAACTAATCTTTTAAATTTGCAAAAGTTAGTAGAAGATGCACAATCATCTATTTCTAAACAATTATCTGAAGGAAATATTACTACTAATCAATATTCAGAAGGAATCATACAGCTTTATTCAAACTATGAAAAAGCAGTCGATACAACTAAGAAACTTGCTCAAACTCAAGAAGAATTAAATTCAAGCTATGTTTATGGCGCATCAGTAGCTCTTTCTCAATATATTAATCAAGCTCAAAATTTAGCTAATGCATCAGCAGGCATAGTAACAAATGGATTAAGAAGCATGGAAGATGCATTGTTTGGAGTTATAAGCGGAACTATGAGTGCATCTCAAGCATTCTCAAGCATGGTAAAGAGTATCTTAGCTGATATTGCAAAACTAATGATTAGACAATCAATAACTTCACCTTTGGCTGGTTTAATATCAGGCTCTTTAGGAAGTTTCTTTGGTGGATCTGTAACAACAGGAACAACTTCTACAGGGCTAATGAGTTTTGATGGTGTTGGTTATGGTGGTGGTAGAGCCTTGGGTGGTGATGTAAATGCAGGAACTTCTTACTTAGTTGGTGAAAGAGGTGCTGAAATATTTACACCAAGCATGAATGGCGCAATCATTCCTAATAGCACAATGGGTCAAACCAACAATGTAGTGGTAAATGTCAATATGGAAAATGGCGGAGTAGATGCTAAAGAGGGCAATAAGCTAGGCATTTTAATTGGCAATGTGGTTAAGCAAGAATTAGTTAAACAGAAAAGAGCAGGGGGCTTGTTAGCATAATGGCAACTTTTACATTTGAGCCTTCTTATGGAATTAGAGTTTCTAAAGAGCCTAAAGTTTTATCTGTCAAATTTGGTGATGGATATGAACAAAGGGCGCAATTTGGAATTAATCAAAATCCTAGGATGTGGGATCTTTCTTTTAATGGCAAAACAGAATCAGAAGCAGATGCTATAGATGCATTCTTAACTGCTGAGAAAGGTGTTACTTACTTTAATTGGACACCACCACAGGGATCATCAGGCAAATGGATATGCAGAGAATGGGATCTTTCTTTAGTTGAAATAGATTGCTACAACATCTCAGCAACTTTTGAAGAAGTATTTGATCTGTAATTATGACTTATCCATTAAAGATTTCTTCTGAGTTACAGAAATTAGCGCCAAATGCAATTATAGAACTGTATGAGCTTGATGCTTCTCCTTTTGGTGGAAGTGTATATTATTTCCATGCTGGAACTAATGCTCTAACACAGATTGTTACTTGGCAAGGGCAAGAATATCAGCCATATCCTGTAAAAATTACAGGATTTGAAATCTCTACAGGTGGTCAGATTCCTAGACCTAAGATGGCTGTTTCTAATATTTCAGGAATTATTACAGCATTGGTTTTAGCATATGATGATTTATTGGGCGCTAAGGTTACTAGAAAGCGCACCATGCAAAAATATCTAGATGCTGTTAATTTCTCAGGTGGAGTAAACCCTAATGCAGATCCTACAGCAGAGTTTCCTGATGATATTTATTATGTAGAAAGAAAGACTTCAGAAAACAAATCAGCAGTAGAGTTTGAGCTTTCAGCTTCTTTTGATGTTCAAGGTGTAAAACTTCCAAGAAGGCAGATCATACAAAATATTTGCCCTTGGAAATATAGAGGTGCAGAGTGTGGATATGCAGGCACAAACTATTATGATTCAAATGATCAGCCAGTAGGATCTTTAGGTTTAGATGTATGTGGCAAAAGAATATCATCCTGTGAGCTTAGATTTGGTGTAAATGCAGAATTACCATTTGGCGGATTTCCAGCAGCTTCACTTATAAAATGATTCTTTCTGATTCTGTAAAGGCTAGATTTGTAGAGCAAGCAAAGGCAGAAAATCCTAGAGAAGCCTGTGGATTAGTAATTATTAAGAATGGCAAGCAAGTCTATAAATCATGCAAAAATTTAGCTAGAGGAACTGATCAATTTGTATTAGATCCTGAAGATTATGCACAGGCTGATACAGAAGGAGAAATTGTTGCTGTAATACATTCTCATCCAAATATAAGCGCAAAGCCTTCTCAGGCTGATTTAGTAAGCTGTGAAGGAAGTGGATTGCCTTGGTTTATCTGTGGATTACCTAGTGAACAATGGGAGTATATAGAGCCTACAGGATATGTAGCACCATTAGTAGGTAGAAACTGGTCGCATGGTGTTTTAGATTGTTATTCAATCATTAAAGATTGGTATCTACAAAATAGAAATATTGAGCTATTAGACTTTGAAAGAAGGGATGAATGGTGGAAAATAGGGGAGAATCTTTATTTAGATAATTTTGAGAAGGCTGGATTTAGGAAAATAAGCAAAGATGATCTTGCTAAAGGAGATGTTATTTTAATGTGCATCTACTCAGAAGTTCCTAATCATGGCGCTATTTATTTGGGTGATGAGGTTATTCTTCACCATGTTCAAAATAGATTATCTACTAGGGATGTTTATGGCGGATATTGGCTAAAAAATACTTATGGTTATCTAAGATATGAAAAAGATTCAGCTTCTAGGTGAATTAGGCAAAAAGTTTGGAAAGAGCTTTAAGATGGATGTTAAAAATCCTGCTGAAGCTGTTAGAGCATTGTGTGTAAATTTTCCTGAATTTAGAAAAGAACTGATTGAATCAGGAGATAAAGGAATAGCCTATAGAGTTATTGTTGGCAAAGAAGATCAGAAAGTAGAGGATCTACACAATCCTTCAGGCAAAAATGTTATTAAGTTTGTTCCTGTTCTACAAGGTGCAGGCGGTGGCGGTGGTTTAAATATTATTACTGGTGTGCTTCTCTTGGTTGCAGCAGCAGCTTTAAATATTGCTTTTCCTTTTAACCCTGTTTCCCCTTATTTAATAAATGCTGGTGTAGCTATGATTATTGGCGGTGTAATTCAAATGCTTACACCAGTTCCAAATCTTAATTCTGATACATCAAATAATCAGCCTGATAATAAGCCTTCATATGCATTTAATGGTGGAGTTAATACTTCTGCTCAGGGTTATCCTGTTCCTGTAGGATATGGGCGCATGATAGTAGGTAGCGCAGTTATTAGCGCTGGAATTGTTGCAGAGGAATTGCCATGAACAAAAAGAAAATTATTGGCTCTGGTGGCGGTGGCGGTGGCAAAGGTGGTGGCGGTGGCGGTGGCGGTAGGGTTGCTCAAGAAGCGCCTGATACCCTTAGAAGTATTGCTTATGCCAAAGTATTAGATTTAGTTGCTGAAGGTGAGATTGAGGGTTTAGCAGATGGCTTAAAATCTGTTTATTTCAATAACACACCATTACAAAATGACAATGGAACTTTTAACTTTAGTGGCGCTTCAGTTGTATCTACAAGAGGAACACAGGATCAATCTTATATTGAGGGATTTCCTGCTGTAGAAAATGAGCTTGGTGTTAATACTCAAGTAGAATTTGCAACTCCTATTGTTAGACAGATTTCTAATGCTGATGTTGATGCTGTTAGAGTAACCATAAGCATTCCACAGCTTACTCAACAAAATGTAACTAATGGTGATTTAAATGGATCATCAGTTCAATATGCCATTGATATTCAATCTAATGGTGGTGGTTATGTTCCACAAATATTAGGAAGCCAATGGCAAACAAATGCAATTAATAAAGTATCTAATACTTTAGCTCAGGCTAATCAATCTGTTTATCAAATGCAAATTCAGGTAACAGATACAAGCAATACTGCTGTATATGCTGTGCAATATAAATTGCAATCTAGCCCTACTTGGATAACTACTGGATTGACTAGCAAAACAGATACTCAATCTCAAGAAGCTGGTTATTATGATTCTGATGGCAACTGGAACACTTATACAGAAACAATAACTGTTAAAACTTTTACAAGCCCATTCTTAGCTTTGGGATTGTATGAGATGAGAGTGGTTATAACTTCAGGAACTCCATACATTAGCGCTGTAAATGGCAATATTGGAACTCCATTTGCAACAGTTAATGGAAAAACAACTTCTAAATATCAGAGATCTCATAGAATAGAACTTACTGGTAGTGCGCCTTGGGATATAAAAGTTAGAAGGGTTACAGCAGATAGCACTTCTTCTGCTTTGCAAAATAAGACATTTTGGGATTCTTACACAGAAATTATTGATGGCAAATTTCGCTATCCTAATTCTGCAATAGTAGGAGTTAGGATTGATGCATCTCAATTTGATAGCATCCCAAACAGAAGTTATGATCTAAAACTCTTAAAAATAAAGATTCCTACAAACTATAATCCTATTACTAGGGTTTATACAGGGATGTTTGATGGAACTTTTAAAACTTCATGGACTGATAACCCTGCTTGGGCTTTTTATGATTTGCTAACAAACAACAGATATGGCTTGGGTGGGTTTATAGATGAAGCTCAAGTAGATAAGTGGGCTTTGTATGAAATCGCTAAATATTGTGATGAATTAGTTCCTGATGGCTTTGGTGGCACAGAGCCTAGATATACTTGCAATATTTATCTTCAAAGCAGAGAAGAAGCCTACAAAGTTATAAATGATATGGCTTCTATATTTAGAGGAATGCCCTACTGGTCTAGCGGATCTATAACTCTAGGATATGATGCGCCTGCTGATCCTGTTTACCAGTTTACAAATTCTAGTGTGATTGATGGCACATTTACTTATCAAGGTAGCGCAATCAAAGCAAGGCATACAGTAGCTTTGGTTACTTGGAATGATCCTGATGATTATTATAGACAGAAAGTAGAGTATGTTGAAGATGCGGATGGCATAGCTAGATATGGCATTGTTCAAACAGAAGTATTGGCTGTTGGTTGCACATCTAGAGGTCAAGCAAACAGGGTAGGGCGCTGGATTCTATTTACTGAGCAATCAGAAACAGAAATAGTAACCTTTAGAACTGGCTTAGAGGGTAATCAAATTCGCCCATCTAATGTTATTCAGATTGCTGATGAAGCAAGGGCTGGCACTAGAGTTGGTGGCAGGATTTCTTCAGCAACTACTACTGTAATTACTGTTGATCAAAATGTAGCTTCTATTACAGGAATTGTTGGCGCTTCCTTATCAGTTATCTTGCCTAGTGGAACTTTAGAAACAAAAACCATTTCTTCTGTTTCTACTAATGCTATGACAGTTTCTAGCGCTTATAGTGAGAATCCTGCTGTTAATGCTATTTGGATGCTAGAAACTTCTACTTTATCTTTGCAAACCTTTAGAGTAACTTCTATAGTAGAAGAAGATGATGGGCTTACAGTTACAGCTTTGGAACACAATCCTGATAAATATGATGAAGTTGAGCTAGGATTAAAACTACAGCCAAGAGTTATTAGTTCTTTATCTTTAGTTCCTGAAGCGCCAAATAATCTTTCTGTATCAGAAGTTCTTTATGAACAAGGTGCTGATGTTAATGTATTAGTTACTCTTTCATGGACACCAGTTCAGGGCGCTACTTCTTATCAGGTATCTTATAAAGTAGATCAAAGAAACTTTGTAACCTTACCATCTACACAATCAACTTCCATAGATATAAGAAATGCTATAGATGGGCAATATGACTTTAAAGTATTTGCAATAAATTCTATTGGCAAAAGATCAGCACCTACAGAATTAACTGCACAGATTTATGGAAAAACTGCGCCCCCTGCTGATGTTACAAATTTTTCAGTAAATATTATTGGAACTCAAGCTCATCTATCTTGGACACCAGTAGGAGATCTAGATTTAGCCTATTACAGAATTAGGCATTCTAGGCTAACTACAGGCGCAACTTACTCAGATGCTATAGATGTGATTGATAAAGTAGCTCGCCCTGCTAATACTGCTGTAGTTCCTGCAATGACAGGCACATACTTTATAAAAGCCTATGATAAGTTAGATCATGCTTCTATTAATCCAAATTCTTCTGTAGCCATTATTAATGACATTTCAGGACTTAATGTTATTGAAACAATTACAGAATCACCAGCATTCTTAGGTCAAAAAGTAGAATGTTCAGTAGGTGATGAAGGATTGATTCTAGATACATCTATAGACTTTGATTCTGCAACTGGTAATTTTGATGATGCAGAAGGTTATTTTGATGGTGGTGGTGGAACTACATCTACAGAAGGAACTTATTATTTTGAAGATTATGTAGATATTGGTAATGTATATACAAGCAGAGTTACAGCAGTTGTAGAAGTAGGGCGCATAGATTATGTAAATAACTTTGATTCTAAAGAAGGATTATTTGATGATGCATCAGGGGATTTTGATGGTGATCCTGATGCTTTTGATGATACTAATGTAGAACTTTGGGTAAGCACTACAGAAGATGATCCAAATAGTTCTCCTGTTACTTGGACAGCTTACAGAAGATTTTTAGTAGGAGATTACAAGGCTAGAGGATTTAGGTTTAAGGCTGTTTTAACTTCTACAGATGAAAACTCAAGCCCAATTCTAAAAACTTTAACTGTAACTATTGATATGCCTGATAGAGTTGCTGGCGGAGAAGATATAGTAAGTGGAACTGGTGCAGGCGGATATTCTGTAACCTTTACTCCATCCTTTAAAGTAGCGCCTGCTATTGGTATCATGGCACAGAATTTAGCTCAGGGTGATTTCTATGAAATACCCACAAAATCATCTTCAGGCTTTACAATAAGGTTCAAGAATTCAGGCGGAACTGTAGTAAGTCGCACCTTTGATTATGTAGCTAAAGGCTATGGTGAGCTTGTAACTTAGGAGAATATATGTCGCAACATGATCTAACCATTAATAACCAAGGCTTTCCAGCCTTTAGAGCAGATCTTAATGATGCTTTACAGGCGTTAGGATCTACACAGTCAGGAACTACTGCACCTTCACCTACTTTTGCTAATCAGCTTTGGTATGACACCACTAACAATATTTTAAAGATTCGCAATGAAGATAATGATGCTTGGATTAGTTTATTAACCTTAGATCAATCTGCGGATTCTGTTTCTTCAATATCTACAGCAACAGCAGTTTTATCTGCTGGCACAGTATCCTTACCCGCTATCACCACTACAGGCGATACCAATACAGGTATCTTCTTCCCAGCAGCCGACACTATTGCCTTTACAGAAGGTGGTGTTGAGAGTATGAGGATTACTGATGCTGGCGCTTTGCAATTAAATGCAAACCTTACATTTTCAGGTACAGGTAATCGTATTACTGGTGATTTTAGTAACGCTACTATTGCTAGTCGTGTTGGTTTTCAATCAAGTACGACTAACGGGAATACATTTTTAAGTTCTATACCGAATGGTTCAGGAACTTTATCAGGATATTTTGCTTACAACTCAAGTGATACGGCTAATGCCGCACAATTTGGGTTATTTGTTAATGGAACAACAGATGCACAAATAAGAGCGGTTCTTACAGGTACAGGCACTTACCTGCCTATCACAATGCTTACAGGCGGTAGCGAAAGACTACGCATAGATACAAGTGGTAATGTAGGTATTGGTACTAGTAGTCCTGCACAGAAACTAGATATTGCTTCTAAAGTACAAATAAACACTTCTAATTCATATGGAAGAATTAATATTGCAAGAGCAACTGATAGTGCTTTAGCTTTATATATTCAAGGTGCTGATAATGCTGGTACTGCTAATGATTTAAGCCTTGTAAATAGTGGCGGTGGTGGTGCAGCAATCAACATTACTGGCGGTGATTTACGCTTTTATGCTACTTCTAATACCACAGAACGGATGCGTATTGACTCTAGTGGTAATTTGTTGGTTGGAAAGACGGCAGCTTCGTTTGGAACTGCTGGTTTTGAGTATGACACATCTGTAAAACAGTTAAATTTAACAACTAGCAGCAATTCGTCTTTGCGGATTAACCGTCTAACAAATGACGGAACTCTTGTTTCATTTCAACAGGATTCTTCAGAAGAAGGTTCTATTTCTGTATCAGGCTCTACTGTTTCATACAACGGTGGTCACCTATCACGCTGGTCGCAACTGCCTAATGGTTCCAAAGATGAAACACTATTAAAAGGCACAGTCATGTCTAACCTTGACGATATGTGCGTTTGGGAAAAAGACGGTGTAGTTGCTGAAAACGAACAGCTAAACAAGATGAAAGTATCAGATGTAGAAGGCGATACCAATGTAGCTGGTGTGTTTGTAAATTGGACTATTGATGAGCAGTATGGTGTAGACGACATGAATGTGGCTATGACAGGCGATATGATTATCCGTATTGCAGATGGTGTTGTAGTGCAAAAAGGTGACTTACTGATGTCTGCTGGTGATGGTACTGCTAAACCACAAGGCGATGATATTGTTCGCTCTAAAACAGTCGCTAAAGTAACCTCTAATCATGTAACTTGCACATACGCAGATGGTTCTTACTGTGTGCCTTGTGTATTAATGGCTTGTTAAAAAGGAGAAGTAAATGGCAACATGGAACATTAATCAAACTAATTATGAAACCGCTAATGGTTTTATAACTACGGCTCATTGGACTTGCACAGAAGTTGATGGCGAATATAGTGCATCTGTATATGGCACTTGTGGCTTTAGTGGCACACCAACAATCCCTTACGCACAAGTAACAATGCAAGAAGTATTAGACTGGTGTTGGGCTGGCGGTGTTGATAAGGATGCTATCGAGGAGTCTTTGGCAGCCAATATTGCCCTACAAAAGAACCCAGTAGTGGAATCAGGAACACCTTGGGCAAGCTAACAGCCTTTCTTTGTTAGCATTTTAGGAGAAAGTAAAATGGGAGAAAAT